ACGAATTGCATTCCATGTTTCTGCCAATTCACCATTATAAATTTGCATTATAGGATAAAGTTTTGCGTAATCGTCTGGTTCATTTGGAATCCAAAAATTAGATTTAACTTCTTTAATAAGTTTCTCCTGTTCCGGATAAACCATCTGTAACTCATCGCCCCATAGTGTAGAGACTTCATTTACAGGATAACGCTCTTTGACTTCACACCATTTTTGATAAAGTGTATACTCACGAACATCCATTTTAGATGCATACGTCAAATCATCAATTAAAATATTTTTGAGTTCTTGTTCATCAATATGTTTAACTGGTGTATCTTTATTTTTTTCTTGCCATTCAGACCATTGCTTATCGACATATTCAACCGGTGTTGCCATTTTTTGCCTTCATCATTCGCATAATTTTTTTCTTTTTTTCCATAGCCATTTTAAGACTGACGGATCCGATCTTACTAGTATACAGTATTCCGTTCATGTGGTCAAGTTCGTGTTGAAAACAACGTGCGGAAAGACCATTTAGTTTTACCACTCTTTTCACACCGTTAAAATCTTGGTACTCTGCTTCTATAGTTTCCGGTCTTTCAATGCTCAATGCCAATAATGGAAAACTCAAACACCCTTCCATCATTTTAACTTTTTCTTCCGATTGCCAAATTATTTTTGGATTAAAAAATGCCACATATTGTTCTTTTGCACCCATAACAAAAACTCTGTGTTTAAATCCACATTGATTTGCGGATAATCCAAGTCCATTTTCTTGTTTGCAAGTTTCAACAAGTGCAGAAGCAAATGCATTAGGATTAACAGGAGGGTTAGTAAAATCAAATTCGGGTAAAACTTCTCTTAATATCGGGTGTTGATTTTCTACCAATTTAAAATTAGCAATTTTTGTTGGTTTTGGAGGTTCTAATCCATACCCTTCTTTTTGTGTATCAAAAACTAATATGTTACTCATCGCACCACCTCAGAAAAGTTATTTTTCTTTTGAAATCTAATTACACTTCTAAATTTATCAAACAGTTGATCACCTTTGTGTGAAATGACAAATATGTTTGTTTCTGATCCCATCTCACCCATCAGTTTTAAAAATTCTTCTGTACCAACAGAATCAAGACTAGAATCAAATACTTCATCTAAAATTAATAGGTTTGTATTTGTCGAGTTTTTTAATTTAGCAATTTGTCGCCATGTAAACAACAATGCCAAATCGATACGCATCTTTTCACCTTCCGAAAAGTTATCGTAACTAAACTCATCTCTATGTCTTGATTTAATCGTTTCTTCAAAGTTCTCATTAATATTAAAATTGACAAAAAAGTCCATCGCCGTCAAATACTTATTAATCAATTTATTCATGATAGGCAAATATTGTTTGATGATTTTGGTTTTAATTCCGTTATCTTTTAACAAAGTAGATGCATATTCATAATATTGTTTTTCGATAGTCAGTTCTTGTTGTTCAGAAATCAAAGCTTCCAGTTCTTCTTTTAATTTCTTTAGTTTTGAATTATCATCTTCCAAATTATTCTTTTTATTTGAAAGGTCGCTTATTTGGTTTTTAAGTTTTTTGATAAATTCATTTAAAGATTTAATCGTAGAATTATTTTGTATTATTTCATTGTTATTTTTATATATTTCAGAATTTATTTTTTGTATATCTTTCATTCTGTTGTCGAGTTTAACAATTTCCTCCTTAATTTGTTCAAGACCTTTTTGTTGAGTATCGATTTTTTTCTCGATTTCAGAGATTTGATTGTTTCGGAATTCTTCTCCGATTCCCTGTTTACAGGTTGGGCAGTTGTCATTTTGTTCATAGAATGAAATATCCTTTTTGTTCTTTTTTATGTTATCGTCCATTTTAGATTCTAACTGATTCAATTTACTTATCTTCTTTTCAGTTGGAGTTTTATCTTCAATAGACTTTAACAAAATTTCAATATTACTCTGAATGTTATTGATTTCATTTTCACATGATTCTATTTCTTTTTCACTTTCTGTGATTTCATCTTCTTTCTTTTTAATTTCAATGTCGTTATGTTTTTTGTGTTCTTCGATATTATGTTTCTGCAATTCAATTTTTTCTTCTGTCAAATCAATATTATATTTGTTTTTCGATGTGACTTCCTTCAGTTCTGAAGATTTCTCTTTTAGAATCGCATTCATCGAAGAAAAGATTTGAATATCTAAAAGGTCTTCAATAATGGCCCGGCGATCTGCCGGAGATAGTTGCATAAACGGAACAAATGATGCCGACCCCAATATAACAACTTGTGTGAAAGATTTGAAATTTAATTTTAATATACTTTTTTCTAATTGTTCTTGGTAATCTTTTGACTTTGAATCTTGATTCAAGAGGTCATTGTTGCAATAGATTTCAAATACATTCGGTTTAATGCCGCGAACAACTTTATAACTTTTTTTACCAATAGTAAATTCAACCTCAACAACACCGTGAGATTGATTGATTGAGTTCAATAGATTTGGTTTATTGATTTTACGAAAAGGTTTACCAAAAAGACCAAAACAAAGTGCATCTAGAATAGTAGATTTACCTGCACCATTGCTGCCAATAATCAAAGTGTTTGTGGACCTACAAAGGTCAATTTCAGTAAATACGTTGCCAGTGGAAAGTATATTTTTCCACCGGACTTTTTCAAATTTTATCATACTTGTTCGGTATTTAAGGCTTCAGAATAAAGTTTTCTCATTACAATTTTTAATTTGGAATTGTCGATACTATCAGAATTCATACCGTCAATATACTTATTAATTATAGTGATGGTGTCTTCCGCTTGATCAATTTCATCCAAACTGGACTCAAAACTTTCGGTAAAATCTTCCACGATATTGATATCAATGGGATTCACATCATACAGGTTGTTTAGAAACCTGTCAAATAGATGAGGATTGGTTTTATTTTCCACAATAACTTTAACATATTTGCTTGTGTATTTTTTCAAATCTTTACCAGTTATCTGAGTTATTGTTTCATTCTTATCATCATATTTTATTTTATGAAACATGATATTTGGATTTTTAATAAACTCCAATTCTTTTGTTTTCAAATCAAATAAATGAAATCCTCTTTCATCACCATAGTCGATCCAAGTCATCTCGTATGGATTACCCAAATATTGTATGTTATTCTGTTTTGATTTATGATGATAATGTCCAGAAAAAACTGTATCGAAGTGTTTGAAAATATTTCTATCTAAACCATCTTCGCAAATTGCACCGCGGTGCATAACGAACCCTTCAATTTCAAAATGACCCATACAAATATCTGCTTGTGTATTTTCAATTTGTTTAATTGAATCATTATATTTTTCTGCACAAATCCAAGGGATCATACAGATGTGTACTGGGTCAACATAAATTGTTTTAGGTGAATCAATCACATTAATATTATCATATTCACCCAACAACAAATCAATCGAATTGACATTGTTCGTATTCTTAAAATATGTATCATGATTTCCAGCTAACATTTGAACATTGATACCTCTTTTATGTAGAGGATCAAAAAACATTTCTTTAGTGCGTTTTAAAGAATAAAAATTGATATATTTCCTACGGTCAAAAGTGTCGCCAAGTATAAAAACTGTGTTGATATTATTTTGATCAATTATAGGAAAAAATGTCTCTGTGTAAAACTTATCATAATAATCTAGAAAATGCAACGAATCATTTCTAGCTCCGAAAATGTTGGTCAGTTATGATTGCAACTTTCATTCTGACACCTCCTTTTAAATAATGTTTTATTTGGTAAAAGTTAACCATTTTGCATGATTACTCCATGAATTGTTCCAAACCTTTTGGTTTAGTAATTACTTTTTTAGTTTCTTTCTTTTTTTGTTGTACGTTTTCGAAATTCTCTATAAATTCTGATATATTATCGTACAACTCAAACTGCTTCGTCGTTCCATTTTCTAGATCCAACATATCATATTCATCAAGAATACCGTCTTGTTCCGTAGACTTATACTTGACATACATGTACTTTTTCTCTTTCTGAATTCGGCGCAGAAAAGCATAATACACTATCTGTGTGAAATATGCAAATGGATTTTTCGATTTTGCTGGATCAAAATTATCAAAATACATTAGACAATTTTCTATTCCATCAGAAATCATCTCATCACGATATGTATAGTTAATGAAATTTGGTTTGTGTGATAAACCCTCTGCTATTTTCATAAAGCATTCGCCAATATAATTGGGAATAGAAGGTCCAAGTTTATTTTCTTTTTTTGCAATCTCACACAACTCTTTATAGTTAACGAGTGCTTTTAAAAAATCTTCATTGTTTATATAATGTTTTTGTTTCGACATAAAATTTACCATAAAAAAGTTGTTGACAAAGTGCTTGACAAGGTGTACATTCCTCTATGTCAAGGTTGAAAGATGATTATTAATGTAATGGTTCATCTTCTTCTCTTGTTAGACTATTAAATTGTTCAGTGACATCATCCTCAAGAGAATCTCTGAGTTCTACATCAGAACCGAGTGCTTCTAATTTATTCTTCATTTCATTCATAGATCTTACATAATAATCAATAAAAGTTTTATTTGGTTTCATAAAACACACAATTTGATATCGATTGATAATAGCTTCATTCAATTCAAGCAATCTGGCAGGTAACCATTCACGAAGAATTATTCCTGAATATTTACCCTCAGTGTGGATGATAACTTGCATAGGAGTAATGACATAAAATGAACTATCTTCCAGTTCGGTGACAGCGCCAATAATGTCTGAACCGTCTTGTAATTTTATTATTCTAATGTCATTCATTTTTAAGTCCTATTTTGTAGACTTTAAATGGAAATTTTTCTTCAGTGTATATTTTCACTCTTTCCACAAAGTGCCTAAGTGTATAATTCATTTGTTTTTTGTGGACAAGATCATCCGCGATATCATATAGTGTGGCAATATCTTTACCTTCAACTTTTCTTAATCCTCTACCTATACTTTGTAGATTTCTAACTCTTGATTTTGATGGTGAAGCGAATATAATATTATGTAGATTCTTAATATTTATTCCGGTACTGAAAGTACCGTATGATGCTACGACTATCGCATTAGTTTCTTTTTCCATTATACTACGAATTTCTTCCCTGTCTTTAGTGTCTGTTCCACCAAACACAAAGAATACTTTCCTATCTGCAATTCGTTCTGAATTCTTAATCATATTATAAAGAAAAATACCATGTTTGTCAACTAGTTGGAATAAAACTAATGTGTTTTTCGTCATGCTTATAGCTAAGTTTTTTATGAATTTATTTCTTGCTTGGCATTCAACTAAGTATTGTATTTCTTCTTGGTATGATTTATCAGAGATGTATAGACACTTTTCTTCTGGATGTTTCAATACGAGACATTTAATTTGAAACTGTGAAACTTTATTTGAATCCATCAGTTCTTTTGTTGTTATAACTTTTTTAACTGATCCAAACAAACCTTCTAGAACAAGTTTATGTGTTTTTGTACCATCAAGAGTACCAGTAAGACCAATCCTATATTTTGTGTTTATACAAGATGTTAATATTGTAGTAAGAGACTGTGCTTTAAATAAATGAGCCTCATCACCTATTACATATTGAAATTGTTCAAAATATTCTTTTGGTAATTGATACACTGATTGCCAAGTTGTTATTATTAATTTTTTGTCTGTGTGTTTATCTTTACCTTGATAAATTCTATGAACATTTTCTTCAACAGAAAATCCGTTATGACTTGAATAGTCTGCAAAATCAGAGTATAGTTGTTCAACTAAAGATGTTGTTGGAACAATAATCAAACCTCTCATGTTTTGATATGATTCAAATTGTCTAACAAGTAAATAAATTATTAGTGATTTGCCAGATGCTGTCGGTGACAACAGCAGTGCTCGTTTTCTCTGCATCGCATGTATAAAAGCATTCAGTTGATGTTCATGAACTTGAATTGGTACATTCAAAGAGCGGATATTCAACATTTCTGCGAATTTCTTCGCTTTGTATATACTAAATTCATCTTCAATGTCTACTGAATCGTGGAACTCAATACTGTAATTGCGTGAATTTGCAAATTCTAAAACGTAGTTTATTAATCCATAATAAATTTGTGATGTGTTCATATTCCATAAACGAATTTTACCATCCCAAATTCTTTTACGAAAAGCTGGAGTAAACTGATGACCTGGCACCATGAATGTGAAATAATCGGAAAGTTCTTGTGAGATGTGCTTCTCGCAATTTATTCTCAGATGTACTTCATCTTTTTTATATACGACTAAATCAGTTTCCACCTATGAATCTTTCCCATGCTATAAAATCTTTCAATTGATAAGTTCTAGAATTTAATTCTTTCATGATAGATTCTATCATTATCACAACTTCCTCATGATATACTTTCTTTTCTGTTAATTTAATTAGATCTAAATCTGCTTCCAGATATACATTAATGTCTGATTTAAGAGTAAATTTAAATGGTTCCCAACCATACTCATCAAGTTGATTTTTTGATAATTTACCGGTATAATACTCCCATTTTATCTTTCTCATTTTAATAAAATCTAAGTTAGCTTTCTTAGAAGCCATCTTATGTTTTATTAACATAGTGAGATATTTATTGTGGAGTATTGGTATACGAATTAGCTCTTTTCCTGGTTCTGTTTGATCAATAACAGAATCTTTTTCCCAATGATTTAATATTTGTTCTATATTTTCCATAATGTAAAAAGTCAATTTAAAAAAATTAATTTATAATGTCAAAATAATCATAGTTAAATGTTGCAGTACATTTGATGAGATCTTCAGCAGATTCTGTTGTGTTAAAATTAATACCAGTTAACGACATAGGAAATATGTTTAAGAAATTAATTTTTAAATTAATATTGTTAGAACCTGTTAGAATCGATAGCGTAGCATCAGATTCATAGTTATATTTTTTTCCAATAACACCATACATTTTTGTTGTTTCAGATAAAGTTCCTCTTTCCTCTATACTTTTAGGCGATGCAATATTCCTAAACCAATTGTAGAGTTCATTCCAAGTTTTTAAATTTTGATCTACCAAAAAAGTTATGTCTAAGCTCTCATAATTAATTTTTGTTCCTGGCATTTTTAAATTTAAAATTGGAGTCGCATAATCGGCTGTTCCAATACTTACGCCTGGAATATTAACTTCTTGACAAAAATATTGTATTGATGGTATTCTATCAAAGGTCAATATGTATTTTGTTGGTTGAAGTAAATCTGTATTTTCTGGAACTCTACCTATTGATGCCATATTTTATTAACTTATATTTTAGTTGAGTGTCTTTTATTTATATACCATAAAAAAGGGAGGATTTTAACCTCCCTTTAACTTAAACTTTTATCTTCATCGACACTGGAATATCAATTTTAACTTTTCTACAAAAGAATAAATTAATAAACCATTTAATAAATTGGAAAAACATTACGATACTGTGACAACTAATGATGTTGGAACATCAATTATAACATTTGGAACAACAACTTCTGTTACTGCTGGCTCTGCAACATCAGCTTCAATTGTAACTGATCCTTTGATTGGATCACTCAGTTCATTACCTGCTGAATCAACTGCAACTGCTGTTACAACATAAGTACCAGCATCGACATTTGCAAAAATTGCATCATATGGAGCATGTGATAAAAACTGTACGCGAGCATCACCTAAACTAACTTTAATACCGCCTGAAACAACCGAACTATGAAACTCATGTTGTTCTGTAGAGATCGAGACTGTTACTGTATGTGCCATTTTTAACTCCTTGTAATTAAATAGTAATAAAACGCTCATCACGAAAAAAGAGGAGCATTTCTGCTCCTCTTTAAAAAATCACTCTTTATGGTGATTTAATCAAATTACATCAGATTCTTGACACCGAACAGACGGTAGTAAACGTTTGAACGTGCTGTTAATGCACCGTTACCAACTGCTGCACCTTGTGCGAATGGATTTGAAACCATTCCATAACGTGTCTTGAAACCAATCTTTGGTTGGAATGTGAACTGATCAACTGCACGAACCATTTGTAATGGAACGTATGGGCAGTAGAACAGACCAGCATCATAAGGCGAAGAACCCTTATAACCAATTGTAACAAGTTCTTGGTTGCTTGTGTAGCCACCGAAGTATGGATCGATATAGACCTTGATACGACCGTGCAGGAGACCCGCAAATGTGTTACCAGTGTCATCAACTTGGAGATCAGCTTGAAGAGCAGGTGTGTAGGATAAAACACCAGCCATAGCCATTGCAGAAGCAACGTCAGACGAAACAATCAAGACGTTACCTTTTCCGCGACGAGTTTGTTTTGCAATGATGTTTGCATCACGCTCGATTTGGAAAATCAGACCTTTGAAACGCTCAACTGACCAACGGCCGTTCGAGTCTGTGTCTAAGTCAAAATAACCTGCGGAAACTGTACCATACTGGGCACCAACAACAGCGTTGTTATAGATTGTGCGAATAACTTCACGATTGATCTCAGCAAGGATCTCTGTAGAAAGAATATTCGATAATTCTGTCTCAGCATCAAGACCATGAATTGCTTTCAAGTCTTGTGCGAGTTCTAACGAGTATTCAGCTTTCAGAGCGCGGGACTGTGCAGTAACAGTAACTTTCTCGATTGAGAATGCCATCTGTTGGAACACGTTAGCACCTGTACCATAGTCAGCAGCACCGAGATACTCAGCAAATGCTGTTGGAAGACCAGTACTTGTTGTTGTAGCATTTGTTGTTACGTTTGCAAAGTTATTAGCAGTATCATTGATGCCTGAGCCATAAACTGTGCTAAGTCTACCAGTAAATGTTGTGTTAGCTTCACCGTAGAATGCTTCTGTACCTGTCTGATTGTCATAACGGGCGCGCATTGCGAAGATAAGACCAGTTGGTCCTGTCATTGGCTGAACACCAGCAACGTCATAAGCAATTAAGTTAGGAAGCGAACGGCGAACCAAGCTGATTAAGATTGGATCAAAGTTCTGAACACCACCTGTCACGTTAGAAGGACCAGCGACTGTCGGTGCTTCGTTAAGTGCCATGCGATCTTGACGCATAGCTTGTTGTTGATTTTCCAGAACAAGTGCTGTAACGGCGCGCTTGTATGGATCTTTGATGGACACTAATTCTGGATGATCCAGAACAGGCGACCATTTCTTTTGAAGTTCTTCAGTTAAATACATTAAAGTCTCCTAAAATTTGTTATACTGTTATTTATTTAATTACAGTTTTTGAAATTGTTTTTGCATATGCTTCCATTGAAGGATCATCATACCTTACAGGTTTGACTTCATCTTCAATGAGAACTTCATCATCAAGTGATAAATTACTAGCAGATTTTACGTCGGATCTGAAATATGCTTCTTTCAGTGTGTTTATTTTATCTGCGAATTCATCTTCAGTAGTAAACTCTACACCCTCTGTGAGTGATTTTAGTTTTTCTACCTGAGTTTGTGTAAGGCCTTCACACGCTGTGTAGATTGCCTCATATTTTTTGTGTTCGTTGAGTTCGATGTTTAAAGCAACACCGCGGTTGATTTCTTCGTTAAGTGCATTTTCTAATTGTGCAACTTTTTCAGCAAGTTCTTCAACAACGTCAACTTTTTCTGTAGGAACATCGATATAGTGTTCGACAAATAAATTACGTAAGCCGTCGATAAACTCTTCTACGATTTCAGAGCGTAGACCTTTTTCGATTGCTATTTGATTTTCTTTCATCCACTCTTCAACCATATAGTTCAGATAAGCATCAACTTTATCTGCGAGTTCTTCTTTAATTTGCTCAACAGCAACTTGAAACTCTTCAACTAATTCTGATTCAACATCAGCAATAACTTCACTCGCACGTGCATACACAGCTGATTCAAAAATTGTCGATGCTTTAGAAACGAATTCTTCAGAAAGATTTTGACCTTGTAAAAGAGCATCGATATCCTCTTTCATTTTTTCTTTCATCTCGTCTTCTTTTTCTTTTTTCTTCATCATTTTTTTCATCATTGCTTTATCTTGTTTTTCATCTTCATGTTCAGCTTCATCTTCATGTTTAGCCTCATCGATGATATCATCTTCTTCGAATTCTTCTTCGTCTTCTAAGAAGTCTTCTTCATCTTGTTCTGTTTCTTCAG